ATCAAATGCAACAAGCGGGTGAAATATCGGCGCGTGACGTGGTCATTGACCCGACTCAGCCGATACTCAGCACGAGCAAGCTCGTGATCGGTGTCAAAATTGTACCCGTTGGTGTTGCTAGAAATATCGAGGTCAATATCTCATTCGCCTTGAAAGTAAGTTAAACCCATAAAAAACGAAACAATGACACCAAACAACACACCATTGATAAACGGGCGAGCTTATGACTTTGCTCAGATCGTTGCGAACGTTCTCGGGGTGCCCCTCATGGGTATCACCTCGGTAACGTACTCAGAGGAACAAGAGAAAACGAACAATTTCGGAGCGGGCAAGTGGGCGGTTTCGAGAGGACACGGCGCCGTTGAGGCGAGTGCGTCTTTCGATATTCACATGAACGACATCGAAGCGTTGAGAGACGCGGCGCCGAACGGTCGTTTGCTTGACATACCCCCTTTTGACATTCCTATCACGTTTTTGAACGAGAACAAGGTCGTGACCCACACTTTGAAAAATTGCGAGTTCACAACCGACGGAGTTGAGGCGTCTCAGGGCGATACTCAAGTCTCTCGATCTTTTGACCTTGTGATTTCGCATGTAGAATATCGCTAATTCGTCAAAATTTCGTACTATATTTGCGGGCATAACAACCCAGTAAAAATTAGAGAAATGGAGATAAAAGACAACAACAACGCCGCCGCGGGTTCTGATGAGCTTGCGGCGTCTTTGTACCCAAAAGGCGCGAAATTTGAGATCACTCTCGAAGATGGTGAAAAGATGTATTTGAAAGGTATTAATCGCCAACAACTCGGCATTGTGCTGAGCTTGATCATGCCGTCGTCGGGGCAACCTGATTACATAAGAGCGGGCGAGGTCATTCTTGAGAATTGTGCCTTGAAAGACGCGGGCGATTTTGAAGCGATCAAAGCCGACGAAATGCTCTTTGTTGGTGCATGCTTTCAAGCGTACCAAATTATCGAACTCAAGACGGGTACGATAAAAAAGCTATAAGCCGATACGGGCACCTCGTTGCCACGGTGAAAGACATGAGTGCGCACGAGATCGCCAAAATTGAGGCTCTTGTGCGCTTTCATTTCAAGATCGACCCGACGGTCTTGAGTGATGACGATCTCGGTCGGCTTTGGGGCGATTTGCAATTCGCTCTCGAATACAATAAAATGATGACGGGAAACGTGAACCCTTTAAATTGAAACAATGCAACATGTCGAGGAAATCGTATTAAGACTGAAAGACCAGTTCAATAAAACAATGGGCTCAGCCGAGCGTAGCACAAAAAAAGTGCGAAATCAAACGAAACAACTCGACGGTCAAGTCAATAGATTACAAAAGACAGCGGTGAGGGCTTTCGGAGCCTTTGCGGCGGTTCAAATGGTCAAGGGTATCGCGAACCTTGGTATCGAAATGGAGCAAACGAGGGTCGCGTTCTCGACCTTTCTCGGCGATGCTGACAAAGCGAACGCAACGATCAAAGAGCTCAATGAGTTCTCGAACGTGACACCATTCACGAACGACCAAGTGATCAAGGCGGGCAAGAGCTTGCTAGCATTCGGCACGCCCGTCGAGAACCTCAAAGGTCAGCTCAAAAGTATCGGCGATATTTCAGCGGGTACGGGCAAAGATTTCAACGAACTCACAACCATATACGGCAAGGCTCAAATCGCGGGCACGCTTTACGCTGAGGACATCAACCAACTCGTCGAGGCGGGGATCCCTATTATTGGCGAATTTGCCAAACAATTGGGCGTCAATGAAAGTCAAGTAAAAAAACTCGCAAGTCAAGGCAAGATCGGGTTCGGTGAGTTGCAAACGGCATTTCAAAACCTCACGGGCGACGGCGGCACCTTTTTCAATTTAATGGAGAAACAAAGCAAGACGGTAGGCGGGCAAATCAGCACGCTCAAGGGCAAGCTCGGCGACGTCGGTGTGACAATCGGCGAGGCTCTCTTGCCAGTCATGCAAACGGTGATCTCAAAGGTGTCTTTGCTTACTGAGTGGATAAGCGCAAACAAGGCGTCAATTGCCGCGTGGGTGCCTACAATCGCGAAAGTCATCGGCATCGTTCTCGCGGTCATTGTCGCAATCAAGGCTTGGATGGTTGTACAGACGATTTTGAACTTTCTCTTGACTGCGAACCCGATCGGTATCATTATCGTCGCAATCGGTGCGCTCATTGCGATCATTTTCCTCTGGCGTGACGCCATTTCCGAGGCAATCGAAACGAATAGCGACCTCGGAGTTGTCATCAAGCTGATGTTCGGGCCGTTGATTATTCTGGTCACGGTCATCAAATGGCTATACGGCGCCATCAAAGAGTGGCTCACCACGAGCAAGACGGGCATGAAAATCATCGCCGCGTTTCGTCTCGGTATGGATATGCTCGGGCAAGCGGTCAAGGCCGTCGGCGATTGGTTTACCGATTTGCCGAACAAGGCGCTCTCAGCGTTCGAGGTTATCAAGCAAAAAGTGAGCGGGTTCGTTACCGCGATCGTCGGAGCTTTCAAGGTGATCACGAACCCATTCGACGAGAAAGCTCGAAACGAGGGGCTCAAGCAATTGAAAGAGGGGTACGGCAAAATGACCGAGAATTCGGGCGACATATATCGGAAAGCATACAAAGAGCGCAAGCAAAAGCAACTCGAAGATGAGAAAAAAATCAACGACGAGCTCAACGCTGAGGCGGGCGGTGATACCGCGGCGGCTGAAAGCGAGGCGGGCAAATCGACGGGGCTTGGCAATTTAGTCGGCGCCAAGGGAGCCGCAAAGAGCGGCGTTTCGGGTGGTTTGTCAACCGTTGCAAGCTCAGCGCCGAAAAGTGTCACTATAAGCATCGAAAAGCTCGTTGAGAGCCTTAATATAAACACGACGACATTGAAAGAGGGCACCGCTGAGATACGTGAGGAAATCACAAAGGCGCTATTGACCGCAATCAACGACTCACAAATACAATCAAGCTAAATGTCAAGATCGGTTTTCATAGTAACGGGCGCGGGCTTACAAGCCGTTAAAACGCAACTTTTTGACGTTGGTGAGTTCACCGGTGACGAGGCGAGCAAAACCTCATTAATGGGCACAAACGTATGGTCAAATCTCGTGTTCCCCGCGGGCACGTACGAAACGCTCGAAGGCGACGAGATTGAGTTCAACGAGATCACATTCGACGCGGTGCTCTTGAGTATCTCGCAAAGCAAGAACGTGGTCACGACCCAAGTGCAAGGGCGCAACGGGTCTGTGAAAGAGTATATCAGTGACGGCGACTTTCAAATCAGTATTTCTGGGGCAATGACGGGCGAGAGCTCTGACGTTTACCCAGAGAGCGAGGTCGTTGATCTTGTCGAGATACTCAAGGCGCCCGTCTCTCTGAAAGTTGAGAGCGAGTTCTTGAATTTTTTCGACATTGATGAGATCGTTGTGACGGGGTACTCTTTCCCTCAAAAGATAGGTTCAAGAAACACTCAGCCCTTTCAGATCACGGCGCTCTCAGATGAGGCGCTTGAGCTCAAAGACTTAAATAATATATAAAAAGGCGTTCGGCGACAAGGTTGAGCGATTCACTGAGGTCGATGACTTGCTTGATTACTTGGCGCCCGAAATTGTTATCACAAAATAAAAAGACATGATCAGACCAACGTGCAACATCAAAATCAACGACTTTGAGTTCGACTTTCTCAACGAGCTCGAACTCGTTAGCGCGTGGAAAAATTTGACCGATACGGGCACGCTCAGAATACCCCGAAAAATCAAACTCGGCGGTAAAACCCTTGTCGCTGGCTCGAACAATCTATTTAAGAGAGGCGACAAGGTTGAGATCAGTCTCGGGTACTATCCTGAGAGTGCTCGCGTATTTACTGGGTTTGTGAGCGCAATCTTGCCCGAGTCGCCTCTTGTTATTCAATTAGAAGATGCCGCGTACTTGTTTAAGCAAGAATCGCTCACGGTTTCGTACAAAGAAACGACCCTCAAGCAACTATTGACAGACGTTTGCCCGATCGAGTTCGTCAGTGTTGAGGCAAACCTCGGGGGCTTTCGCATATCGAATGCAAACTTTGCTCAGGTTCTAAATGAGTTGAAAAAAACGTACGGGCTCACAAGTTGGGTGCGCAATTCGGTCTTGTATTGCGGGCTCGCTTATTTCCCTGAAACGAGCATCACGCACGAGCTTGTCTTTCAAAGAGGTGTGATTGACAACTCGCTCGAATACATGAGAGAGGACGACGTCAAAATCATGGTCAAGGCGATCTCAATCTTTGGCGACAACTCGAAAATCGAGGTCGAGGTCGGTGATCCGCAAGGGTCTCAACGCACGCTCACGTATTACGGGCTCAATGAAAGCGATCTCAGGGCAACCGCTGAGCGTGAATTGCCGAAACTACGCTTTGAGGGTTATCGTGGCGCATTGACGACCTTTGGCACCCCTACGATAAACCACGGCGACACCATTGAATTGACTGATTTGAAATTTCCCGAACGAGGCGGCGAGTATCTCGTCGATGAGGTGACCACGACCCAAGGGTTGAGCGGTTACCGTCAGAAAATCGTTCTCGGGGCAAAAGTAAGCACATGAAAGATAAAAATATACGAGAGCTAATTCAAGAGCTTGCGGGTGATCTAGCCGCCGAGTATTACGGCAAGCCATGCGAGGTACTTGAGATTGATGAGATGGCGAGAACTTGCGATGTTAAACCATACGACGGCACGGCGATCATTTACGGCGTCAGATTGCAAGCAATTGAGGGTTCTGAAAAAGGGGTCGCAATTGTGCCAAAAAAGGGCTCGGGCGTGCTCGTGGTCTTTATTTCAAAGAGCCGAGCCTTTGTTGCCTTGGGTGAGCAACTTGACAAGCTGATCATTGATTGCGACGAGGTTACATTCAACGGGGGCGATCTCGGCGGGTGGTTCAAAGCCCCCGACATGAACGTCGAATTGAACAAGCTGAAAGCGAGGCAAGCGGCGCACGAGCTTGCACTCATTGCATTCGCCGCCGCTCAGAACACCGCGGCGCTCTCGGTGCCTTTGTTTGCGCCCCTTGCGGTTGCACCCGCGGCACTCAATGCGAGCATGACCGCGTTGCCCCCGAACGGGGTATTTAACGCCTCATTAATTGATGACAAAATAACCCATTAACATGAAAGAGAACGCAAAAGATATTACATTTGCTGACGATCTTGAGATCGCGAACGGCGACTTTGTTGTGAGCGAAAGCGACGGGCAACATATTGAGCATATATTGAGGGCTGACCGAGGTCAGTTTCGACAATTTCCTCTTGTTGGCGTTGGTTTACAAAAGCAAGCAAACGCAAGCCCGAACCGCCAAAAGCTCAAGCAAGAGATCAAGTTGCAATTGAGAGCCGACGGTTTCGGAGTTAAAAAAATAGGCATAAGTGATGGCGAAGTCATGGGTGTCATAATTGATGCAAAACGGGTAAAGTAATGGGGTACGAAAAGAGAAACAAAGCAACGATCAGATCAAAGCAAAATTTGCTCGACATTGCCGTGCAAGAGTATGGCAAAGCTGACGCGTTGTTCACTCTCATCGACCTCAACGCGAACCGAGATTTCACAATCGACTCGATACTCGACGATATTGTGACCGAGCAAGTATTTGCAGACAACCAAACCGACCAAGAAATTGAGCTCGTCAAAAAGTTCAACCTCGAAGGGCGCAACGTTGTAAATGAAGATTTTGAAACAATTATCGGCGGCATTGGAGTCATGGGCATTGAGTTCGATTTCGTTGTCGATTAAACGCATATAAAATGAGCACAAGAGCAGAATTAAAAACATTTTTTGAGACGGGCGACGTACCGACCGAGGCGCAATTTGCTGACCTCATCGACTCCCTCTTGCACTCGTCTGGCGACACGACTGACGAGCTCGCTGAGGGCGTTATCAATTTGTACATGCAAGTCGCCGAACGAGCGAAACTTGCGGGCATCGCGGCGGGTGCTGAGGTGAACCCCGAACTCGTTTCTCAGGCTGAGGCTGAGGCGGGCGTTTCAACGGTTGAGCGCATTTGGTCGTCTTTGCGTATTGCTCAGGCAATTGCCGCTCTTGGTGGTGGCGCTCTTACATTAGATCCGGTAGCAAAATCGAGCAATTTCACCGCCGTCGTGGGTACAATGCACGCCGTGAGGACTCAAACGAATGCAGTCTATTGCACACCCCCAAGCTCACCTAGTGTTGGCGACAAGTTCGGAATAACGGACTCACGGCGCGCGTTTTTGATAAACGATTGCATCGTGAAATTTAATTCGGCGAGCGTTCGTTTTTGTGGTGACGCGGGTGTAACGGCGAACATAAGACTTGATCAAAAAGATGCGACTTGGATTTTTGAATATATGAGCGCAGCGTACGGGTGGGTGCTCGTTGGTGGTGGCGGTAAAATATCGTAAACAATGGCAAGATCAGTACAAGAAATATATGACGCGCTTATCGCCGAGAAAGAGGCGCTAGCAATTCTCAGCGGCTTAGAGCCAAACCCTGACGAATTTCAGACGTTTTTGCAAGACCTGACGAGCTCGTCAAAAGTGGCAATTTGGCGTCTATTCATTTATGTTGTGGCATTCGGTCATTGGGTCATCGAGGTGCTCTTTGATCGTCATGTTGAGACGGTGACGGCTCTCAAGTATATCTTGATCACGGGCACAATTCGGTGGTATCAGCAAAAGGCTCTCGAATTTCAGTACGGCGATTCGTTGACGTGGAACAATGCGCAATACGTGTATGACCCGATCAATGAGGTCAATCAGATCGTCAAGAGGGCGGCGGTGATCGCCTCGGGTGGCATCACTCGGGTCAAGGTTGCAAAGCTCGACGTTGACGGTGTCACACCGATACCACTGACGGCGCCCGAGAATGTGAGTTTCACGGCTTACATGCAAACGATCGCTTTCGCGGGTGTCAACGTCATTGTGATTTCAACAGACGCCGACGACATTATTATTGCCGCGACGATATATTACGACCCTCTCGTGCTGACCCCGACGGGCGCCTTGATCACTGACGGAGCAATTTTCCCCGCTGAGGACGCGATCAACGGGTACTTGTCGAACCTACCTTTCAACGGGGTATTCAACAAGACCGAGCTCGTTGACGCCTTGCAAGAGGCTGAGGGCATCATTGACCCCGTTCTCGGCTTATTATTGGCAAGGTATGGCGGCAATGCTTTTGCGGCTGTTGGTGACAATTACACGGCTTTTGCGGGTCACATGACCGTTGACTCAGGCGCACCATTAAACACAACTCTCAATTATGTTGATGCATCAAACTTGTAAAATATGTATAATTTCGACGCATTTCGTTTGTATTTGAGGCTCGTGCCTTGGTTCCTGAGAAAGCCGATTTTCAAGTCTTGGCTCTCAGTTTTGGCGAGCGCTTTGTCTTTCATTCAAGGCTTGCTTTTGGCGTTCGTCAATCAAACGACTTTCGACCTCTTGTTCAATGCTCAAATCATTTACCTCGAACACGTCCTCAACGACGTCTTTGACTCAACGCCTGACATATACATCGAGAACGTGTTCTTGCCCCCTTTTTACTTGTACAATGACGTCGAGGCTCAGCCCCCGAACTATTTCAGACAAGCGAGCGAGAGCGACCCGACATATATGCGCAACTCTGAGGAATATTTCAGCGCGACGCAATACATCGTTCACGTCGATGCCGCTCTTGCGGGTGACGTCATATTGATCGCCGCGTTGATCGACACGTACAACCTAGCGGGCATGCAATACGAAATTATTTTTGACCTTTAAAATTTAGAAAAATGAACTCTTTAAAAACTAACATTCTCGGCGGCTTTCCTTGGGTACTTGATGACTTTCGTTGGCATCATGATCAAACTCGCGAGGCTCTAACTGCTATAATTCTCGGGCTAAATATTGACGGTGGCAATTGCCGCTTGCAAGGCGTTGTCGGAACGTTAAACTCACCTAATTGGGATATAAGCGCGGGGTATTTGCTTATCAATGGCGAGATCGTTCGAGTTGACGCTCAAACGGTTGCCGATATAGATCTCGGTTTCGATTATTATCACGTTACAGTGAGTGAGACGTTAGACCCATTGGGTACAAAGTCATTTGAGGACGGCGGCACGGGTGACGCCTATATCAAAAGGCGCGGCATAATCAATGCGAACGGTTTTAACCCCGTGGGCGCTGATTTGAAAATTACTTTAAGCCCTAACGGTTTGGGCGACTCATTTCCGACACTGACGTCAGTGATTGCAAATACGAATACTGATTTCACAAGCGAGTGGTCGAGTATCCCCGCCGCTACACTTGACGCCTTGGCTCACAACCAAATTGACAACGTTGTCAGCGGCTCGATCAGGTACAAGAAAGTCGGCAAGGTTATGTTCACCGAATGGAATTTGATTCTTGATTTCACGGGCGCGACTAGCGTTTTTGAACTCACAGTACCCGCTCAGTTGACGCCCGCAATGAATCAACAAGCGTACGGCATTGCAGTACTCGGCAACTCGGGCGGCTTGTACAATAAATGGGTGAGCGTAACGCACTCAATAAGTAATATTTTTTCTTTCTCGGTCAACAATAACGAGTACACGGTTTCTGGATCAACGGCGGCTTTGCAATTCTCAACATCTTATCGCGTAGCTTAAACCTCACAAATGAAAAATGACGAGCTGAAAGAGCTCGCGGCACTAATTAACCCGCCACAACAAAACAATGACCTCAAGCGTTGGCTTTTGCCAGTTCTGGTGGGTCTGAGTATTGCGTTCATTGGTTGGTTTGCAAATAAGAGCTCGCGAGACATCGAGAACACGACCACAATCAACAAGACGCTTGAGTTCATGCAAACGCAACAAGCGACAACGAACGACGCTTTGAAAGATCAGCTCGGTGATATGAAAGATACTTTTGAGAAATCAATCGAAAAGATCAACGGCAAACTCGGCGAGCAATTTACTCGCGAAGATTTCAACCGTGAAATGCTATATCGCGACCAAGATTTCAAACGAATGCAAAACCAAGTCGAGGAGGTTCTCGACAAATTAAACGACAAATAAATGAAAGCAAACAACGCATTGATCGCCGTAGCAATGAGCCAACTCGGCACGAAAGAGATCGTCGGCGGCAACCATGAGCCCGAGGTGCTCAAGTATTACAAAGAAATAGGGCACGCATGGGTCAAGGACGACGAAACCCCTTGGTGCGCCGCGTTCATGAATTGGGTATGCTTGCACGCTCTCGTTCCAATGGTCAAGAAATCGCAACGGCTCAGGGCTCGCGGTTTCCTCGATTGGGGCATGACCGTAAACGTGCAAGAATCGAAGCAAGGCGACGTTGTCGTGCTTTGGAGAAAGAGCCCGTCATCGGCATCCGGTCACGTGGGCATTCTGATCGGTTGGTCAATGGACGGTTCTCTTGTGTATCTCTTGGGCGGTAATCAGTCGAATCAAGTCAAGATTGCCGCATACTCATCCGACCGCATTCTCGATATACGTCGGGGCGATGTGAATCGAGATTTCATTTTCTCGGCTAAATTGGGCGCGTCATGAAATGGCTCACCGAATTGTTCGGCGGTAAGATTGTCGAGGACGTGGGCACCGCAATCGACAACCTCACCACAAGTAACGAGGAAAAAAGCAACGCAAAAAATGCGATCGCGAAAACCGTGTTCGACTCTCTCAACAGACTAGGAGATGCGCAACGCGACGTTCTGGTGACTGAACTCAAGGGCAACGCCATACAAAGAATGTGGCGCCCTGTGACGATGCTCGCTTTCGCTTTCATCGTGGTGTTTCATTTTTTCATATACCCATTGATCAAGACGTTCACCCCTGAGTTGCCCGACTTGCCGCCTCTTGAGTCTTATTTTTGGGAACTATTGAAAATTGGGCTCGGCGGGTACGTTGTCGGTCGGTCAGTTGAGAAAGTTGCCGAGACGATGACCAAGAACACCGACCTCTCGTTTCTCAAACGAAAAGATCGCCGCAAGGCAATGAAAGATCAAGTCGAGGTTGATGACTCAGAAGATTAAGCGAAACAAACATCTCAGACGCAAAAAGAGCCTCAAATTTGGGGCTCTCGTTGTTTTATGATGGCAATATACCGCCGAGGCGGTGATCGTCGTTTCTCGGTTTTTATTGGCGCCTTTTCATTCTAACGCTTTCAATGTGAAACTCAAAAAAGAGCCATTTGCACGCATAGCTTGCGCGATCTTTAGCGCCGACCGTTGCCGTGCCTCGTTGGTAGTATTTCCACCAGACGGGCAAGAGGTCGATCGAAATTTTCGGCAAGATAAAAACTCTCGTTTGATACTTGACATCGTCAAGATCGACCGCATTGCCTTTCTCTCGGGTGATTTTTGGTTTGCTCATGGTTTACGCTTTTTGGGTTATAGTTTCAGCGTCCTCGATAAATTCAAAGCGCAAATCTTTCTCATTTCTATCAACTAGCTCGACAAATAATTGCAAGCCCTCAGCCTCAGCGAACTCACTCACGGCGTCAAGACTTTCTTGATCAAGCAATGAGCCCTCAAATCTCGCTATCTTGACGTCACCCAATAGACCCGCACCCAATTTGAGCCCAGCAACAATTTGCGCCGCCGTGTTGTTTTGGTCAATATGAAACGGCAAGCCGTCAAGCATGAACCCGAGCTCGTCGTCATAACTGAAACCCTTGATTTTTTCAGTGTACTCGCTGATCAATAGCTTTTTTGTTATTTGCTTGTTGAGCTTGTCCTCTTTCAGTTGTTCGAGCGTTTTCTCAATCTGATCAACCTCGTCGTGCAATTTCTTTTGTTGCTTAGCGGTGGCGATCGCGGCGGTTGAATCGTTCGCCGTGTCAAGTTGCGTTTTGATTGCGTCGGTGTCTGTTCTTGATTGTTTTGAGAGCCATGCGTCGCCCTTGGTGATCTTTTCAATCGTCTCGGCGAGTTCAGTCTCAAGAACTAATTTTTGAGCCTTGAGATCGCTCACGGTGCCCTCAAACTTTTCGATCTTGGCATTGTGGTTGACCGCCTCTTGATATTGAGTTGAGAGTGTTGACAAGTCAACGGGCTCTTTTTTTGCAAGCTCAGGGTCGTACACGTCACATTGATCTTGCAAAGAGTTCAATCTCTTTTTGTCGAATGTAGCAACCTCATTGATCTCTTTGATGTCATCATTGAGCGCGGTGATACCTTTAATGCCGAACACCTTGCAAAAGTAGTTCAATTGCGGCGTCGGCTGCATGCGCATGAACTCGAAAGGGTTGAACTCAAGGTTGCCGATTATGGCGTCAAGTCTTGCTCGGGGTGAGTCGAGTTTCTCGCCGTCATCAGTCGAATACAAGGCGAGTGTTTTCTCGATCTTTTTGCCTTTCTTTTTGAATGAAAGCTCAACGGCATACCCGTCGAGCTCGACCTCAATTTTGCCAGTTAGGGCATTGCCTTTGATTGGACTCGGCGGCATGTCTTTGCCAGTCAAGGCGAGAAAGATTGCCGAAATGAATGAAGTCTTGCCCGCGGCATTGCCGCCGACAACATACACCGAACGACCGCCAAGCTCAACGCCAAGCGATTCGATGCCTTTGAAATTTTGAATTTTTACGTTTTCAATTTGCATAATTAGATTGTTTTGATTTGGTTCTCGATTTTTTCGATCTCTTGGTCGATGGTGGCGATGAGAACTTTGAGCGCCGCCTCTTGCATTTCTATTAATGGCACGGGTATATCGTAATGAGCAATCGAGAATTGAGGAAATGCGCCGCCTCTGAGTTGAACGTCAAAAAGCTCACCTTTCAAGGCTCGGTTTTTCTCGTGCTCTAGGTGTTCAATTTGATTCGTTAGGCTGACGGCGTGTTTTGCGTCTTGTATTTTCACTTGTTTGAATTTTAGGGGGTTAATAGTCAGGGTACTCAGTGAATGCGTCGAGGTTGTCAGCAATATGCTCGTCAATACTCTCGCGGGTTGCCTCGCTCAGCATTTCAGTGACGTCAGCCGTGACCGTTTTGTCGGGCTCTGATTGCAAGGTGAGATCGCAAAAGATGCGGGCGACCTCAAAGTGCTCAGGCTCGGCGGGTGTTTCGTGGTTGTATTTCTCAGCCTCGAAAAACGTGCCCTCGACCTCGTACGTCACGGCGTCGAGGGTCACGTATGTTGTTGCCTTGTTACTCATTAGAACGGCGGCTCGTCGGCATCGGTGCCCGCATCGGCGCCCTCAGCAATTGCCTCAGCAACCTCGTCGCTTGGCGTTGTTCCTTCGCTCTCGTCCTCAGTGCTCTCACTGACTGGTCGCTCGATTTTGAGCGCCGCCCATTCGGCTGACGTGACGATCTTGTCTTGCACGTACTCAGGCACCGACTTGAACACCTCGATCAACTCAGCAATCGGCAAGTCATACATGAAAAGAACCGAGTCGAGCACTTGATCGGCGACCGTGACCCCTTTCATGACCTTGGCAACCGCCGCGATCTTTGCATACGGCTTTTGAGAAGTCACCCCGATACCGTTGAGAATCGAAAGTTGACACGGTTGCCCGAGTATTTTCGACACGTCGAACCCTTTCAACTCGTCCTCGGTGAACGGCTTACCTCTCCATGCGTCTAGGTCTTTGCGCAAGTTTGCCTTGTCTGAGAGGCTGAGAGTGTACTCTTTCGAGATGATTCTCGGCTCGGCGCCTCTTACCTCATCGAACTTGTACAACTCGGTCGGGAGTTCCCAAGCGATACGCACTTTGTTCGGGGTTGTTTTTTTGCCTTGGTACTCATCGGGCACGGTGCCGACGTGTACGACTTGAATACATCGAGCGGGGTATGTGCCCGCCTCAATTACGGGTACATTTGACCCGCCTGAATTACTTGCATTAATTGCCATAATATTGAAAATTTAGAATTGATTAATTACGATTTTTTGACGCCGATATTTCCTTTCGCTTTCTCGCTCTCGGTGAGGTCGGCAAGCGCCTCAAATTTTTGGGTGATGTCCTCGTCAACGATTGAAAGGTTGAACACGAGGCGCACGCGGCTCGATTTCTTGTACGCGTTGAACTCAGGGTGCAACGAGATTAACGTCGTCACGGCGCCCTTTGGCAACCGTTGCTTGACCGTGACCATGCGCTTGCGCAAGTCATTGACCTCGTCGCTCGATCGCCGTGACACGGCGTTCGCTTTCTTGTCGGCGAGGTTTTGTTTTTCGTTGTTTGACATTGGTTTGAAATTTGGGTTGATATTTATTTCGTTTTGAATGAGGTGCAAACATACGACATTTCATTCAATAGACTGATACAGTTTAAGGCATATTTTTGAATTATTTTTCGCCTTGCTCTGAACCCCTCGTCAATAGGGCGTTCTAAAGGGTCGGTTTGGGGTATGGTCAACTTTTTTAAACTGATACAGTCAGAAATTGAAAACTTTGACGTATGTTTGCGAAAATTAATTCAAAACACTCATCACATGAAAACACCGATCACATACCCGACGCCCCCGCTCGACTATGCTCAGACCGACACGATCATCGTGCTCGTGACTGAGTTGTCAGGGCTGACGTTTGCCTTGCTCGACTACAACGCCGAGCCGATCGGTGTGAGGTACCCGATCAAGACTTTCAAGTCTGTTGAACGCGCGTACGCTTTTGCGACCTCTGAGGGGCATCAATTATTCACAACGATACCAATACGTTAAGCAATGGCAAAGGGCTCAATTTACTACGCAAAAATCACTCTCAAGTACAAGTCAGGCGTCTCAAAGGCGACCAGAACCTCAACAATGAAAACCTCGTGCGTTGGTTATGACCTCGATGACGCTCTTGAGCGGATCAGATTGAAACCCGACGCACTTGCCTCTCGTATGAAAAAAACACTCGGCAAGATTCGCGACGTTGAGGTGCTCGACCTCAACGTTTTGCACGAGAGCGGGTTCACGATGTACGACATCGAAACGGGCAAAACACTCAAATAAGAATCAAAATCAAATCAATAAATTCAAGTATTATGAAAATCAAATTCAGAGAAACACAACTAGGCAACAAGCGCCTCGGCGTCCTGAGCACAATCGGCTCGGAAAGCAAAACACTAAGAAAGCAAGAGTATTTTTTCGCAATCCTGAGCTCATGCGATAGCCGTATTTTGAAACTTGGCACGCCCGTTGCGTGTCGAGTTGTCAAGAGCTCAAGAGAGGGCAAGCCTGACATTTTTCACGTTGGTACTGAGAACACTGAGAACTTTTTGATTGTCAGAAAACCGACTTTCTCGAAAATGATCAGGGCGGGCAAAGCTGAGGCTCTCGGCTCAAAATGGAAAGCGTTTCTTGAGGACGCTCTCAAGGTTTCAAAGCTCAAATTCACCTCGCAATGAGAAAGCCCATATTTGACGCATACGACCGCATGATCATGCACGGGCACCGAGACGGAAATCAAACCGTCTCGGGTGCTTTTTTGTATTTTCAGCTTGCCGTGCTAAAACTCAGGCGAGAGGTGTGTGATCTCTTGCTCATGATTCACCACAAAATACAAGGCAAATGAAACTCAGACCATACCAACAAGACAGCAAAGACGAGGCTCGAAAATTATACATCGACGGGCACCGTCGGGTCATTCTATGCAAGCCCACTGGCTCAGGCAAAACGGTGACCTTTGCATCAATGGCGAGCGACGCCGTGCTCAAGGGTTCAAAGGTTGCTATTTTAGTCGATCGCAAAGAGTTACTTGAGCAAGCGGCTGAGAAACTCAAGGCGTACGGTTTACGCCCTCAGATCATTCGAGGAAAGAACCGCGTGAACTATCAAAGCAAGTGTTTCGTTGCCACGCTTCAAACCCTGATCAACCGACCGCAACTTGATGTCAGCTTGCTCATAATTGATGAGGCGCACAAGCAAACGTTTGACAAATTGCTCGCTCTTGACGCATACGACAAAACGTTCATAATTGGGGCAACGGCGACGCCGATGAGGTCGGGGCGTATGAAACAACTCTCAGATAATTACACCGCCATGATCGAGCCCGTGACGATCAACGAATTGATCTCTGACGGATTTCTCGTGCCCGCGATCACATACGCCGCCAAAGCGGGCGGTGCTGATATGTCAAGCGTCAAGACGAAACTCGGTGACTTTGACAAGAAAACCATGTTCGACGCGTTCAACAAGTCACAATTGTATGACGGGGTCGTTGGTCAATACCGGAAATTCTCAACAGACGAAAGAGCGATTTGTTTCAACATCAACGTCGAGCATTCAAAGAACACCGTCGAGGCTTTTGAGTCTCAAGGAATAACGGCAAAGCATTGCGACGGCTCAATGACTGAGAAAGAGCGCACGAGTATCTTGAGAGAATGGCGTCTCGGTCTGTTTGATGTTCTTTGCAATTGTGACTTGTTCACGACGGGGTTCGACGAGCCAACGATCGAGACGGTGATTGTAAACCGAGCGACTCAGAGCGTGCCGTTGTGGCTACAAATGTGCGGGCGTGGGTCAAGACCTTCAAAGGGCAAGGGTGAGTTCAAAATCATCGACATGGGCGCTAATGTGTACCGCCTCGGGTTCTGGGAACAAGAGCGAGTTTTCAACCTGACCCATGAGAGCAAGAAAAGCAAAGGCGAGGCGCCCGTAAAAGAGTGCGACCCAACGATCGGCGACCTCAACGGGCTGATCGGTTGCGGCGCGGTTGTGCCCGCCTCATCGACAAAGTGCAAACATTGCGGGTTTGTCTTTCCAGTGAAAGAGCGCAAGCTCGTTGTCGGTGATTTCGGACAAGTGACCGACAAGAACAATGTCTTGCCTGATCACCTAGCAAATAAAGCATTCAAAAATATGAGCCTCAACGAGCTTGATGAGGTGCGAAAAATTCGCAAGTATAACCTCGGTTGGCTTGTGCGTCAAGTGGCGACACGTGACGACCTGAGCCTTGAGCAATTACAAGAGTTCAAAGGGTATAAAAAGAGTTGGGTCGCCGTAACAAAAGAGCGCCTCGGTCTTGAAAAAATCAATCAAAAAATCACATCATGAAATAAATGAACCAAGAGGCAAAGAGACGTTGCACTCGTTGACAAGGTCGGCGACTTGCTCGGCAAGATCGCCAAACGACTCTTTCCAGGCGGGGCACAAAGAGGGCTTTGAAAAGGGCAAGGCTGAGAAATTCACGTTCACTAAAAACTAAAGCAATGAAACAAAGAGTCATTCAATACATCAAGACAAAGTTCGGCAGCAAGTGGGTCGCTGAGCGTATCGACTACAAAGCGCAAGCGTACACAACTGACATGATTTGTGACCTTGATCATCAAGAGCTCAAAGATATTGTTCGAGAGGAAATTGCCGAGGACGTACTCAATGAGCTCGGGTACGCTGAGGAAAGGTTCGAGTTTGAGGCGGGCATCGAGATCAATGAGCTGATCAATGGAATCTTTCAAATACTTAAGCCATGAAAAAACCGTATTATATAAAGCATCGCCATGAGCTCAAACCGCGTGAGATCGTGAGGTTAACCGACAGAGAGAAAGAGAGCTGTGAGGATGAGGTTTTGGGTCAAGACCTCATTCTTGTACGCACAACAGAGCCCGCGTTGAGGTTGTTTTCCATCATGGGCAACCCCCTCGAATGTGAAATTCAAAGCCACGACGATGCGGTCGATTGACGAGCAACGGCGGCGCTTGTACGACCTTGACTTGCGAAAGAACAAGAGAGGAAGGTGCGCGGTTCGTTATTGTCGAGGGGTGAAACCTAAAACAAAACGAATTTGTCACAAGTGCAACAAGAGGCGGCTCAAGATCAACAACCCAGTCGCGTATACTTACAACACCACCAAGCAAAACGCAAAGAGGCGCGGCAAGGTGTTTTCGCTCTCTTTGGGCTACTTTCAAGAGCTATGCCTTGAAACGGGGTACCTTGAGAATAAAGGTCGAACCTCGACCGCTATGAGCCTCGACCGTATCAACCCGACGTTCGGGTACATTGAGGGCAATGTTCGGGTCATCGCATACGGCGTGAACTCGGGGCGATCTCAAGACGATATTGATCACGACCCGACGAACGCGTGCCCTTTTTAGGTAATTTGCAACCCCCGAAAATCATCACAAAACCAATCTTTCAAATGTCAAAAATTTCATTTTATCAGTCAGTAAAAAATATAAGTCAGATGACCGAACTCGACCTCGACGACATCATGACGAGCATACAAATCGGCGAGTATCAAGAGATCGTTGAGCAAGTACGAGCGGCGACCGACCCAGAACTCAAAAAGAAACTCAAGACGAGTTTGCCCGCATTCACGGGCTCGGGCACATTCTCGAAACGACTCAATGAGAGCCTCATCAAGCACTCGGGTCGTATCATCATTGACCTCGATCATCTTGAGGACGTAAACGAGGCAAAGAGCCAACTCGGCGCCGATGAGTTCGTTGAGTACGCATTCACCTCAGTCGGTGGTCAAGGACTCGCCGTGGTGTTCAAAATAGACGGCTCAACACATGGGCAATCTTTTCAACAAATCAAGCAATACATCGAGACGAAATACGGGTACCAAGTTGACAAGGGTGTCAAAGAGGTAGCGAGGTTGAGGTTCGTCTCGTTTGACCCTGATCTCATGTACAACGCCGACGCGATTCAATGGGAGCCTCAAGCACTCGGCGGGCGTGAGGTATACGACACCGACCGCATCAAGCACATAATCGGCACCAACTTGAACAAGGCGATCGCGGGCGAGCGTCATTTTTTCAGAGTGAGAAACGCACGTCTTGCGGGAGGTTTCGTTGCGGGCGGCATGATCAGCGAGGACGAGATGCGCGACTTTATGCAAAATGAGATCATTTCGAGAGGCATCGACGGCACCAGACGGCAAGCGGCATTCAAGACAATCGAGGACGGTTTAATTTATGGGCGCAAAGACCCGATCACAAAAGAGAAAGCCCAAGAGTACGAGGCGCGGCACGCCCAGACGACGAGCGCGATCAAGGACGTGTTCGGGTTCGCGAATGAAGTCAACCGAGCTGGGCGCGATTTCACAAATACCGACATCGACCACCTTGCCAAGCAACACGGGCTCAATTTTTCAGAGGTTGAGACGATATTCAAGCGAGTGTTTCACGAGAATCGCGACGAGCACGGCATTGATGACAAGCCCGAGATTGACAAGGTTGAGCTCTTTCTCTCACGTGCTTACGAGTTTTTTTTCAATGAGGTCACTCAAATGCGTGAGTATCGAATCAAGGGCACGAATGACGATTTTGTGAAAGTGAACTATGACACTATTTGGCGAGCACTCTCAAAGCGCGGTTTCAAATTTCCGCTCGACAAACTCAAGAGCCTCTTGCGATCTGATTTCGTGACGATTTACAACCCGTTCAAGATGTACTTTGACCAATTGCCAACGTGGAAAGCTACAAAAGAGGGGCATGACCCAATCGGCGACCTCGCTGATCACGTGGTCACAACAACCCCCGGCTTTTTTCGTGAGCAACTCAAGAAAGCCCTCGTCAGACAAATCGCTTGCGCTCTCGGTAACTATGTCAACCGCATCGTGATCGTGCTCGTTTCTGAGGCACAAGCGACGGGCAAGAGTACGTTCATTCGATTTTTGAACCCTTTCGGCTTGGAGTATTACACCGAGAGCCCCTTGCAATCAAACAAAGATACCGAATTTGCATTTGTCGAGAATTTCATGTATAACCTTGAGGAACTTTCGAGCCTCTCAAATACCGACGTGAACCGCCTCAAGGAGATCATCTCAAAAGCCTCGATCAAAGAGCGCAAGCCATACGCCCAAGATGCCGAAAGTCAGCCGAGGCGTTGCACATTCTGGGGTTCAACCAACAAGACCGAGTTCTTGACAGACACGCAAAACACTCGTTGGCTTTGTTTCACGGTTGAGTCAATCAAATGGGCGTACTCGAAAGAGATCGACATCAATGAGGTGTATGCTCAAGCTCTTGCTTTGTATAATGACCCGAATTTCAACTTTGAGCTCAATGCTGACGAACAAGAGAAACGTGATTTCATCAACAAGGGCTTTGAGATCGTTGACATTGAGAAAGAGCTCATCATGCTACACTTTAAAGTATGCGCCAAGAACGCGGGCGAGTTTGTCAGCAATGCCGACATACTTGAGCGCCTGACTAATTTCACCGAGGGCAAGGTCAAACTCAATACGCGCATAATTAGCAAAAGCATGGTTCAACTAGATTTTGATCGAGACATCAAGAAAGCAAACGGTCACGCCGTTCGGGGTTTTTGGGTCAAACAATATGCGAAGCCAAAGTACGTAATTGACACAGAAATGAACCTCAACCTCGACGAAAAGATTAAGAGAGCGAAAGCGAACCGCAAGATGATCGCCGACGGATCAGGTGACGGCGGGCAACCGTTCTAATTACATAATCATTACATAAGGAAAGCACCTGAACGCCTACAGATTGCCGCACAAAACGACCCTCGGGTCACATAATAATCACATAAGATGGAAGTACAAATATTAACATTCTCAGGGCGTAAAGCCGACAATGATGCCGCCAGTTGGGCGATTAAAATGATCGAGCAAGATTTCACGGTCACGCATTCGCTTGCGATTGATCAGCAAAACGGCAAACATCTTTCAATGCTCGCCGTCAAAAACTAGAAGTGTAACCGAATGTAACTTTGCCGCGTTGCCCGTCTGTTCTACGATGTAAGAGATTACGTCGTCAGCGGTTACATTAGTTACACTCGATTTGTATATAGTTCTTTTTGCGTCAGCGTCAAGGCGTGGGCATGGCGCCCTTTATTTATTAAGTCTTTGACAATCTTTTCTTAAAATAGAAGTGTAACTAGTGTAACCCGAAGAGCAAACCCAAAGAGGGCAAGGATTTCAGAGGTTACGTTGCAAGTGTAACCAAGTGTAACTAATGTAACTATGATTCAAGCCCAAAGTGAAATCCAATTGCAAGCCGAATGCGTAAGATACATGCGCAACGAATTGCGCGTCGTTTACGGCACTTTTTTCTCAGTGCCTAACGAAGGCAAGCGTGGGGTCGTGAACGCATCGAGAATGATCGCTCAAGGCTTGCTCGCGGGTATTCCTGACCTCGTTTGGCTGATTGATGAAACCGTCGTATTTTTTGAACTGAAAGCAAAGAACGGTTCGACGAGCGCAAAGCAAAAACTCATTCACGAGAATCTCAGAGCCGAGGGGTATGAGGTTCATATAGTTAAAACGTTCACCGAATTTGAAAAAATCGTATGTTTGCGAATCAATAAACAAACCCTATAAATTCACCAATTATGAAAAAAGTAATTTTTTCAACGCTTGGGCTCGCCCTTACTTTTTTTACAGTTTCCGCAACCCTGAGCTCTTGCTCAAAGGAAAACGTCGAGACAAAAGTATCAAACCCTGATCAGGTTCTTGAGATCAAAACCGTGCTTGATAGAATGGCGATCGAAATGCGTGCCCCTGATCTCATATTTTCAATTACAGAGATCGACCAGGCAATGCAAGGTAATCACCCAGCTCTTGTCGCAAGCCGTGACGCTTGCGAGCCTTTTTGTCTGAAACGCAAAGTCGGTGGCAATGCGAGTGAATATCGTGCGAACATTGTCACCGTGCTCGAATACCTGAGCATTTTCGGCTCTGAGGTCGAGACGTATGACCCACGTGACACCAACGGCGACAATTTCATCAACATGAGCGACGTCCTTGTGATACTGGCGAGCTTTGGCAATGAATTTGAAACCGTGCCCCTCTCAGCAGTTGATGCGGTCGGCGGTGAAATATCGGGCTCGGGTGAGCTTGCTCTCTATCCTGACGAACTAATTGTCAACGGTGAGATTCTCACCCCGATCAGCTTGTTCAAGGGTTCAAATTGCTTTGTACAAGACTACGAGAGCGACGAGTATAACGCCGAATTTTGCTACAATCAAACGATGCTCTCTTTTGCAACGAGCGGCGGCACAATCAAGTATTTTCACATCAATTAAAAGCAAAGACAAATGTCAAAACGCACAACATTCTCAGACCTAAAAAAAGGCGACAAGGTTGAGATCAGAAAGAACGCCGACGAGAAAGGAATAATCAAAGAGGTCAACGACGTATCGAAAGGTAAGTACGGCACAAAGATCAGCCTCGGCTACAATTTCAAATTCGTAGTCGATAACGAACAAGCCTTGTTCGTGACTGAGTTCTTTGATTCACGTCAAAAGTACGTATACATCATTGATCAACAAAAGGCGGCAAAGTAATCGAAAAACAACATCAAGAAAGCCCTCGACAAAATCGGGGGCTTTTTTCAATCAAAACCTTATCACATGCTCATCACAAAAAAGTCACTCAATTACGTTCTCGAGATCACGAAATACTTGTATTTCAACCTGGAAATCAACCAAGAAATCGAGGTCAAAAAGATCACCAAACAAAACAACAGAGATATGTTTGCCGCCGCTCTTGATTTCATCATTGACCGCAATTTGACGTTGCTCGGTGCCTTTCAAATAAGATACACCGACGAGACACGTGAGTCGATCAAGAAAGTGCCCCATTTCCTCGCTAAAGAGGTCGAGGGAATGAAACTCGACAAGCACGTGATGCCTTTCGAGTTCAAAATGACACCGGACAACAAACCGCTCGTTGTGAGCGAAAAGTATGTAAAACTTTTACAATATGGCAACACCTAAAAAATCAGCGCATACTTTGTCTGAGATGTACGGCTTTGGAACAAAAACGGGGCGACCGCCTCTTTTTGCAACACCCGAGGCAATGAGCGCCAAGGTCAACGAATACTTTGCGCATTGTGATGAGAACAAGCAACCGCCCACAATCACGGGCTTGAGCCTCTTTTGCGGGTTCTCAGATCGTCGGAGTTTTTACGATTATGAAAGCGACAAGCCCTCGTTTTCTCACGTAACGCGTGCGAGCCGCACCGTGATAGCTCACTTTCATGAGATCATTGTAGCGACGAGTGATAAGCCTCAAGGGTCTATTTTCATGCTCAAGAATTTCGGTTTCTCAGACACCCAGACAATCGAGCACACGGGCAAGGCTGAGGTCGCCCAAACGTTCAAGATCGGCAACACGGTCGTAACTTTCTAATTACCAACAGACGTTCGACGCATGACAGAGATTGCCATTCCGCCCCTCTTTGAGCCTTTCCCGAAACAAATCGAGTTTCTTGAGAAAGCCCTCGACGCTCACACAAGCCTCGTATTATACGGCGGCGCGATTCGTGGGGGCAAGACATTCGCGGGGCTTGGCGCTTTGATATTGTTGTGCAAAATGTACCCCAACTCGCGTTGGGCGGTCGTGCGTAAAGATTTGCAAACGCTCAAGCGTAACATCGTGCCACCATTCAGAAAAATCGCCCCGAGCAACTTTTGCAAGGGTGGCTCGTTTGATACGGCGTACAATCAGCAAGATCAAGTCGTCACGTTCACCAATGGCTCGCAAATCATTCTTTTCGCTGAGAACTATGCCCAAGACAAGGAACTCAACCGATGGAAGGGGCTCGAAGTGAACGGCTTTTTGCTTGAGGAATGCAACGAGCTACAAGAGGACGGTTTCAACAAGGCAATCGAGAGAGCGGGCACGTGGATATTGCCCCAAGGTCAGATACAACCGCCCGCCAAGATATTGCTCACGTGTAACCCCGCGCAAAATTGGGTCAAGAAACTCTTGTACGACCCAGCTCAGCGCAACGCTTTGCCTGACGAATGGCACTATATTCAAGCCCGCATATTTGACAACCCGTTCATGCCCAAGTCGTACATCGAGGGGCTCAAGAGGTTGCCTAAAAATCAATATCAGGTATTCGTTCTCGGAAATTGGAATATCAAGCTCAAGAGTGGCGCCGAGTTTTACCACAAATTCAACCTCGATACAAACGTCGGCACGGCTAAGTATGACCCGACCATGCCTTTGCATATCTCATTTGATGAGAACGTCAACCCGTACTTGCCCGCAACGATCTGGCAAGGCGATGGTGATCACATTCGTCAGATCGACGAGATCGCTCTCAAAAAGCCGCACAACAAAATAAAAAGCGTTTGCAACGAGATCGCCCGCCGTTACAAGTTCCATACGGGCGGCGTGTTCATATATGGCGATGCGACGAGCCGAAAAGATGACACCAAAGTCGAGCACGGCATGAATTTCTTTAACTTAGCCGCGCGGTATCTTGATAAGTTCAAGCCCACAAAACGAGTACCAAAAAGCAACCCGAGCATCGTCATGCGGGGCAATTTCATCAACGCATTGTTCGAGGGTGAGATCGAAGGGGCGACAATTGTGATCGGTGAGCAATGTGAACTCTCGATTGCTGATTTGACGAACGTGCTCGAAGCTAGTGATGGCAAGAAACTCAAGATCAAAGAAACCGACCCAAAAACGGGTATCAGTTTCGAGCCTTGGGGTCACTTGTCAGACTCGACCGATTATTTCGTTGTTTGGTATTTTAAAGCACAATTTCGCGCCTATCAGGGCGGGGCGTCTCCCGAGGCACCTCGAACGATTAAGCGCCGCACCATAAAAAGAACTTATTGACATGAATTTTATACTCAAACACGATTTACTCACCAAGATCAAGGCGCCAGAACTGACGATCTTGACCGAGGACACCCAAAACCCCGCTGAGGAATTGCTCACTAGTATCTCAGCGGCTCAAAAAGAGCTCACAAGCTATATAACGCACCGCCATGACGTCAGGGTTGTTATGGCGCCACTTTGGTATTTCAACCCCTCAGATCGTCGTGAAACTGGCGAAACGGTGCTCTTGTACACTGAGGTCGAGTTCGACATCGCCGAAACGTACGGGCTCAATGACATTGTCAAGAGCGAAATCGACGGGCGTGTATATCGTTCAGCAATATCGGGCAACACTGGTAACCCCATAACGGGCGCTCCTTGGGTACCGATCGGCACACAATACTCTTTTTATACGAGCTTAATCGACGACAATGATGACGACCCGATCACGGGGCTATCATACACGCCGCTCACATCGGACCCTCGTGACGCATTACTCAAGAGGCTCTTGATTGATCTCACGTTGTACGACTTGCATGCTCGTATCAAGCCGCGGCAAATACCTGAGCACCGTGTGCAATTGCGCGACGATGCGATCAAGTTCTTGAGAGACTCAGCCGACCCGCGCAAGAATATCACACTCGACTTGCCCTTGACTGATCACGGCGAGAAATCAGGCGTTGACCTGACATTCGGCGGCAACGCGAAAATATCACACTCATACTAAGATCATGAAAATACCGTACACAAATATCACAATCGGAAAGGTCACCAACAAAGCCGAGAGAAAGCGCCGCGACATGGCTGACATCATTCAAAGAATCAAGAAAACGCAACTCATACGAACACGTGAGGACGTCAAGAAATGGCGAGATGCTCTTGAGAAAGCCGAAAGCATGTATTTGCCTGATCGCACTGACCTCAACCGTATATTCAACGACATTATGCTCGACGCTCACCTCACGAGCCTCGTGCAAACGATCGTTCTAAAGACAACCTCAAGCCCTTTTTACATTGAGGGCGCTGACGGTGAGATCGACAATGAATTGACCGATGTTTTCAAAAAGAAATGGTTTCGCGATTTCATGAAGTACGTGGTCGAGGCGCCGATATATGGGTACTCTCTTGTGCAATTCGGCGACGTTGTGGGCTCTCAGTTCAAAAACACCGAGAGCGTGCCACGTGAGTACGTTATACCAGAAAAACGAGCCGTCAAAGAGAACCTCAGACAAGCCGCCACGGGCTTGACCTATTTCGACGACCGCCCGTTCGACTTGTGGACGATTTTTATACATGAAAAATATGACCTCGGGCTTTTGACCAAGGCGGCTCCGCTTGTGATCTGGAAAAAAAACGTACTCGGGGCATGGTCTGAGGCAGCTGAGTTGTTCGGCATGCCGATCAGAGTCGGCAAAACCGACATCAACAACCCCGTCGCATACAAGAATATGACCGACATGCTTGAGAACATGGGGTCGGCGGCTTGGGCGGTGATGGACGAGAGCGACGAGATCGACTTGAAAGAGGTCACAAAAAGCGATTATTACAACGTTTACGACCGACTAATCGACCGAGTGAACTCAGAATTGAGCAAACTCATACTCGGGCAGACCATGAGTTCAGACAACGGCTCGAGCAAGTCTCAAGCCGAGGTTCATGAGCGTGTACTCGACGACTATGTGAGTGCGTGCAAGATGCTCGTCGCTGACGTTGTGAACGATCAACTTATACCCTTGATGCAACGGCATGGCATGATTTCCGAGGGCTTTGTATATCGTCAGGATAACGAGGAAAAAATCGACATCAAGGCGAGGTTCGAGATGGTTGATAAAATAAGCAAGTGGACGGGCGCAAAAGTGCCTCTCGATTATGTGACCGAGACTTTCGGCATACCGCTTGAGGAAATCGAGCCGTCCCCACTCCCCCCAACAGACCCGAACGCACCAAAAGAGGACGACGACGATAGTGTGATGCCTACCGTGAGCAACTTGTACGAGGAAATGAACCAACACAAGCACTAAGATGCCGATACAACAATTCACATATATACGCAAGCAACTCGACAAGCTCATGAAAGACGTGTTCGAGGGCGCGGTCAACCCAGCGAGCTTGCCCGTGGACTTGTACGAGGCGACCTTGATGACACTGAGCTCAGGCGTCGCGCGTGGATTTGGAAAGGGCAACTTGACTAATGAAATGAGCGACTTGCTCGGACATTTCGACCACAATGTCGGCGTATTCTCAGCCGCCAAGACGCACCAACAAGTTGCCGACATGACGAGAGCCCTCATCGATCCCGAGACGGGGCTCAAGAGGTCGTTCTCGTCATTCAAGTCTCATGCGGGTGAAATATTCGATCAGTATAATACAAATTGGCTGAGGACTGAGTACCGCACGGCATTCAATCAAGGGCTCGGCGCTCGACAATGGCACGAAATGCAAAAGGGCAAGGAAGATTTGCCCGTGCTGAGATACGAGACGAGCGGCGACGAGAGAGTACGAAAAGAGCACGTCAGCCTTGATAATATCGTGCGTCATATTGATGACCCGTTTTGGCGTCAATGGTTTCCGCCTAACGGGTGGAATTGCCGCTGTGACGTAACGCAACACGAGCTCGGTGACGTTGAGTTCACCAATGACGACGTACTTGCGGGCCTTGACGCCCCAAGTAAACTATTCAACGGCAACCCCGCGCTTGACAAGGTCATCTTTGACCCGACTCACCCATACATGAGCCGCGTCGCTGAGCGTTACAAGGTGCAACAAGCTCACAATTTTCACATGCCAGTGCCACCAAAACCAAAGCCCGTCAAGACGGTCAAGAAAGTGGTCGCGAAAGCACTCGGTGAGAGCGTGAGAGTGACCGACGCCGACGATCAGCCAACACGCGCCGAGTATGCCTAGCAGAAAGCAAATTAATTTCGACCGCATCAACCGAAACCTTGACCGAATGGCGACCTCTTTGCCTATATTAATAGGCAACGCGGCGCTCAATCACTCAAAAAAGGCTTTCAGAGATCAGGGTTTCACCGATGACTCTCTCACGGCATGGCAAAAGAGGAAAACGTCAAATCAAGCCGATAGGCGAACGACTCGCTCGCGTGCGATACTTATCGACTCGGGTGCGCTCAGGCGTTCGCTAAGGGTGCGCAAAGCGTCGTTCAGAGAGACGGCGATCGGTTCATACGGCATTTCGTACGCATCACGACACAACCGAGGGCTCTCAGGTATGCCGAAAAGGCGATTTGTGGGGCGTTCAAAAACATTAACGAGAAACCTCGAACGCATCGCGATGAGAGAGTTCAAAAAAGTATTTGAAACATGAGCAAGATAATATTATACAACGAGATCAAGCAAGTCATTGACGCCCTGGACGGGTTTCATTGTTTCGGTCTTTTCAATGGTCAATTTGAGAGAGAGGTCGATGAGGACGTCCTAAATTACCCCGCGGTTTTCATTGAGTTCGCACCGATCGAGTGGTCGAACGTTATCGGCACGGTCAAGAACTTGCAAGAGGCTCGGCTTGAGATTCAATTGCATGTCGGATTCAAGCAACTCGACAAGGACAACGAGAGCACGCTCTCAGAGGTTGACAAACTATTCGTCGCCCTTGAGGCGCTCAGCAATAACGAGTTCGACCCTTTGAGGCGTGTGCGAGAGGTTCAAGATATTGGGTACAACAATATCGAGGTGTGGGTTCTTACCTTTAAGACGGTATTGCGCGACACTCAAGCGACAATGACGGGCACGATCACGCACACAATCGAAAGCCTCGACGCACGAACCGAGATCTCTCTCAAGATCGACAACGATGAGATCAGGAGCGGCACGAACCTCTCTCTCCCAACAGACGATTGAGCGACGGGGGCATGACCCAATTGTAAAACTAAATTTTTTATCGTATATTGCGAGCCGAAAGAATTAAACTTTCAAAGTGAAGTGATGAGCTCTTTTTGAATTGTTTAGTATTAGATTAGTTTTGGTTAATTAAGGCAACGAGGGCGTCATCAAGGCGCCCTTTTTGTTGTAATAAAGATTTGAATCATGAAAAAAAACCTCACCCCGTCGTTCTGGAAATGGACGCTCAAGAGTAGCGGCAAACGCGGCACTCTCATCTTTTTGATCTTGTTCTCGATGCTCGGGCGCTTGTATATGTACACCGATCTCGTGGGCATACCGTGCGACGACGGCTTTCTTTTCGGGTTCTGGCGACATCTTGACGAGTTGCCGATCACCCTGATCATTGTGTACGAATTTTTCACCACGATACCCCTCGGGCTTGTGATTCTCTCATTTTGGGGGCTATACAAGGCGAATGTGCTATTCAAAGCGGCAAAGTAATGCAAGACGTGCTTGATTTCCTTGAACGGGCTCTCAGAACCTCACAAGACGACCCTCGGTTCATTCTGGCGGGAAATTCGCACACATCATATTGCCGTCCGTTGTAAGGGATTAAAACGATTTCACAACACGGTTATAGTTTATACCTAATTCCGTGCTGTATCAAAGTTTCGTGCTTCTAATCTTTTTCTTTTATTTTTTTCCCACCCCTCTCAAGATTGCGTTTAACAATTCTATAAATATCATTTTCAAATTCTTCTTTTTTCAATCTGCTAAAATGGTACTCTAAACTTTGCTTATCAAGTTCAGTAATTTCTTCACACATAATTGGTAAAGAGCCGAATATTCTCGGCTCTTTTGTTTTTTTATTCAAAAACCAATAAGCCATTATTTGGTAAAATAATAATCAGTTACTATTTCGCTCTCACCCCAAATCTCCATCATAAATTCTTTATCTTCAATCTCACCTTTTTCAAATTCAGAAGTGAAAACTGTGAACTCAGTAATTTGAGAAAAAGTACCATCTGCCCTCTTTACCTCATTACTAAATTCTAACTCACTTTTAGCATCTTCAAGATTATGAAAGAATCCTAAAAAATCACCCATATTATTTGTGTAATCGTCAGCTCTGTAAATTGTTGTAGTTTTCATAATTTTTGTTTTTTAAATTGTTATTAATTAATTATTGCACTACGAATATATAACTTATTTTGTTTTAAAACAAATTCAAAAAGCAAAATGTTTCAATTATTATGTATTTTAGGCTAAAAAGGCTAATTTGCCAACGCTCTAAAAAAATAAAATAAAAAGCGATAGTGCTTAAACTACGCTTATGTAGATTCATTGTCCTGTCCATTTTCGAAGTTCTTCTTGTAGAATTAAAGCTTCTTGATATGACGGTTGGCACCTCGTCCAGTTCGCGCAATGGTCATTCGTTTCTTTCGCGGTGGTTTTTGCCTATGGGTTCACGTGTAACGAGTGGCGTTTTTGGGCTTTTTGGGTCGTGACCCGTGGATTGCTCACGAGCTCGTTCTCAGCGTTTTACGACTCAGTATTTCGAGGACGTCGCTGAGCCGCCCGTGCGTCGGTCATTAAGCGCCTTTTGCAAGTCGTACCAAATGGTTCGCTCACTCAAATACAACTCACTCGAAAGCTCTCTAATTGCTCTTGATATGGGTATCGGGCGCCTCTCTATTTCATCAAATATATGCTTTGCCCTCTTGTCGAGCTTGCCGTTTTCTCGTCTCATTTACTGCAAAGATTGATTTGCGTGCGCAAGATAATACAAAATTGAAGTCAAAACGCCGTTAATTTGTGGCATGAATTTACAATATGTCGAAAATTTTGCCGACGGCAAGGTTGTATTACTTGTGTACGGTGCGATCGGTGGCGATGAGGGTGTCAATGGCGCCCGTTTTGCTGAGGTCATAAACTACTTGCAACACGAGCCTGCAGTTCACGAGATCGAGGTGAGAATCAACTCTCACGGCGGCGTCGTTCTTGATGCGCTCAACATATTCAACGCAATACGAGGTTCTAAAAAGCCATGCAACACCGTCATCGACGGCATTGCGGCGAGCTCGGGCGGTTTGGTAGCAATGGCGGGGCACAAGAGAATGATCAACGATTTCGGTCGTTTAATGGTTCACGCGCCTCAATTGTCAGACAAGGTCAGGGTTGACCTTGATGAGAATGTGATCAAAATGCTTGATCAGTTTCAAGACCTCATCGCCGACCTATTGACGGCAAATTCAAGGCACGAAAAGGCTCAGATCAACGCAATGATCAGCGCCGAGACATGGTTCACGGCTGACCAAGCACTCGCCGACGGGTTCGTCGATGAGGTGCTCAATACCGACCGAGATTTCACGGAAATATTTAACGAGCTTGATCTTGCAAACGCTGATCTCGCTCTTGTAGTCAATCAAATATCAAATCACAAAAACGTTCCAAAAATGGAGACAATCAAAAACACGCTAGGGCTTGACTCAAGTGTCAGCGAGCAAGTGGTGAACACGGCGATCAGTAAGATCGTCAACGCCAAAGATGACGCCGAAAAGGCGCTCTTGAAAGAGCAAAATGCTCACAAAGCGACGAAAGACGCGCTTGACGTTGCCAACGTGGCAACAAAAGAGGTGAACGATGCGGCGGCAACGGCGTACGTTGAAAACGCTATCAAAGACGGCAAATTTAAGCCCGAACAAAAGGAAATCTTGACCGCTCAGGCGATCGAAAATCTCGGCGATTTCAAGGCTATTTGTAAGTCAATCGCAACACCCGCGAAAAGAATCACCGACACGATCGACACCGAGGGCGACGCTAAGAAAGCGAAAGCGGGCGAGGTTGTCAACGGTAAACTTGACGGCAAGACTTTCAGAGAAATCGAGAAAGATGCGCCTCAAGTTCTTGCGCAATTGCTTGTGAACGAACCAACAAAGCACGCCGAGCTTTATGCGGCACAATACCCGAAAGCGTAAACTCGGGCACTCAATTCATTTATTTAAAAATCATCTAAAAAAAACACGATGAAAACAATTTTCTCATTTATGAGTGCTTTCTTGATCGGCGTCGTACTGGCGACCGTTGCGGGCACTTTTGGGGTTGAAATCAACCCATTAATCGGCGGCGTCGCAACGACTGGCGCCCTCGCCATTTCGGGCGTGCATTCGTTCGTCTCAGGTATTTCACAAGTCGGCACCCTTTGCGCTTTGCAAAAAGAGGTTTGGGTCGCTGATATTATGGAAAACCTATTCCTCGGCAACGAGTTCATCACGCGCTCGATTGACGACGGTGCAATGATCAACAACTCAATAGTGCATATTCCTCAAGCGGGCAACGCGCCGAGCATTGTGAAGAACCGTGCTGTCTTTCCCGCAACAATTTCAGAAAGAACCGACGCCGAATTGACGTACTCAGTTGCCAACTTTACAACTGACCCGATCAGAGTGCGAAACTTTGACGAGGTTCAAGTATCGTACGCAAAGAGGCAATCAGTTCTAGGCGAGCACACGAGCGCATTGAGCGAGAGAATGGGCGACGAGGTTGCTCAGATTTGGGCACCGACGGCAGACGCCTCGCTTGTTCTTAGAACAACTGGAGCTGCAACGGCTGATCTTGCTCACGCAACCGCAACGGGTACGAGGTTGAGATTGACGAAAGAGGACGTTGCGAAAATGGCTAAAAAGTTAGACAAGGACAGAATGCCAAAGCAAGGGAGAACGTTGCTTTTGAGCCCCGAAATGTACTACGAGTTGTTTGAGGTTGATCAATTGATTCTTGCCGATGCAATGGGTCGTGTAGCGTTGCCAGAGGGTGCGATCAACCGTTTGTTCGGTTTCGACATCATGGTGAGAGATACGATTGTGACATACAACAACAACGCGGCGGGTGTCAAGAAAGCGGTCGGTGCGGCTGATGCGGCAACTGATTGCCTCGGAGCTATTGCATGGTCTAAATTTGCGACGCGTCACGCGTTAGGGTCTGTCGGGGTTTACTTGAACGAGGCGCAAGCTGAGCATTTCGGTGACATCATGAGTGCCGAGGTCAATCTCGGTGCGAGCATTTCAAGAACCGACTCGAAAGGTATCGTCGGAATTGCTCAAGGTTACGTTGCACCATAAGTAACACCAACTCATTGAATTTGAAAAGGGGCGGCTCTCGGCCGCCCCTTTCTTTAACCCCCAAAACCGAACGAAATGAAAATATCGGAATTGAAAAAAATCGCAGCTGAGTTCATCAAGGGTAAGAACCCAAAGAACGCAAAAGGGTGCTATGTCGCACCTGACGGCTCGGTTTTTTATAGAGATTACTCAGGCTTACAATATGCAAGAGCTCAAGCGGGTAACCCGCAAGAGGTTTGCGAGTTTGACGAGAAAGGCGATCTTGTAAAGCACAAAGATGCTGACGCCGAACGCGCTGATCTCTTGGTGAAAATAAGCCAAGACCCGACAAGCAAATACCAAGTCGCACAACTGGCAAACCTCAGCAATGAGAGCTTGAGAAACTTGACAGCTGACTTGACCGCCCCATCAACTACAACAGACGCAAAAGCGCCTCAAAATAGTGACGACGGTGACACGATCGACCTCGATCGAATGAAGCACGCCGACCTTGTTGCTTTATTGTTAGATATTGACCCGACCCACGTGATCGAGAAAGAGACAAAAGGACAATTGAAAGACTTGATCGTTGCCTCGAACTCATTGACCGACCACGACGACGCGAAATTGATCTCAATGATCAAAGCGTTCGACCCTGAATTGATCACCGAGGACACGACCGACGAGGACGTTGTCAAAGTGCTAAGCAATGACGACCTCAAAGCGATCGTTCTCAATGTGAGAGACGGGGTTGAGGTCGACCAAGACATCACCGACAAATTGTTCACTCTCGACTCACCTGACGGCTCTGAGGACACTCAAGAGGACAGTGACACCGATGAAAATAATTAACCCCCATTAAAACACGTTAAAATGAACGATGTAAAATTTAATAGAGGCAACGGCGCACTCGGTCGACCACTTCCATCACGTGACCACGTGAGCGCGTTGTCCTTTCCGATGACTGACGCCAACTTGCCCGCGGGCTTTGAAACAACTGACCGTATCAAACTTGTGTACTCGCCCGCTGATGCTGAGGCGTTGGGTATTGTCGCAAGTGTAGCAACGACCGCAAAAGCTCACTATCACATTGATGAGTTCTTTCGATTAAACCCGAAAGGCGAGCTCTATATCTACCTTTATGACGCCGCGGCAACAACAGCGGCGGTTTACTTGCAACCCGTTATTGAGTACCCTGAGAATGGTGAGATCAGACAAGCCGCGGTTTGGATTGACGACGGCATTCAAACGGCTGACGTCACCGACATGCAAAGCGTAGTTTCGGCGATGAGAATCGTGCATCGACCTTTCTCGGTTGTTTGTGGTTTCTCTGATTATGCCGCGGCGAACGATTGGAGCCTTGCGCCTGATTTGCGAGCTCTTGAGGCTGACGGTGTCGGCGTTGTGATTGGAGCCTCGGGCTCAGGTCTTGGCGCGTCGATTACAACGACGGGCAACAACATGCCCGCGATCGGTGCGGTACTTGGTGCCGTTTCTTTGGCGTCTGTTCATGAGTCGATTGGTTGGGTTGCAAAATTCAATTTCAGCGACGGCGTTGAGCTTGAAAAGCCAGTTATCGGCGACAAGGCTGACTTTGTCAATGATCACCCTGACACTCTATTGACGGCACTGACGACAAAAGGGTACATATTTTTCAAAAAGCACCTCGGCATCACTGGGTCATACGCGAACGACTCGTCGAACGCTGACCTTGCGACGTCAGATTATGCGTATATCGAAAACACCCGAACAATTGACAAGGCAATCAGAGGCGTGCGAACGTTTCTTTTGCCTCAGTTATCGAGCCCTGTGTATTTGAACGACGACGGCACCTTGAGAGAGGACACCGTCGCAAATTTCAGAGCCCTCGCGTTGAGAGCTCTCGATCAAATGCAACAAGCGGGTGAAATATCGGCGCGTGACGTGGTCATTGACCCGACTCAGCCGATACTCAGCACGAG